TCCATATGTAAGCGGAATAACGACAAATTTATTGAATGCCGGGCAATTGCTTTATAACGACTCAATGTAATAAATAGAAAACTGGATGGTTTGGTGGCGTAAGAGCCACTGGTGATTGTCACTTAATGGCCTATTTAAATCATTAAACTGTTCGGCAGGTCAGTTTCTCGTTTTACAACTGCCGCCCTGTAGAGTGTTAAAACGTCATAACTTTATAAATTCAGAGCTTCGCGCTTGTATGGCGTGAGGCTCTTTTATTTTCGGTATTAACCGACTTTGGATTAGCTGCCCAAGGTCGGTTTTTATATTCCTTATGCGTTGGAATGATCCTGGCCAAAATCAAAATGTCCGGACTGTTCGCATGCTTTTGTATAAACAGGCCTCGAATCGAAAAACGTAAATCTATTATTAAATTGGGAGGAATAAGCAATGTCTTATTCTGAAAATGGCGGGGGAGCTCCTTTCACGATGCCTGTAGCGCCAATGTATGGCGGCGGATACGGCGGAGACTTTCTCGGCGGTAACGGCGCCTGGTGGCTGATTATCCTGCTTCTGTTTGCCAATAACGGCTGGGGTAACGGTTTTGGCTTCGGCGGAGGCGGCGGTGTTGGCAATGAAGTTCAGCGCGGCTTTGATCAGAACGCCATCATGAACGGTCTGAACGGCATCAACAGCTCCATTAACGGCATTTCTTCTTCGCTCCAGAACTGCTGTTGTGAGAATCGTCTCGGCGTCGCAGACCTTAAGTATACCGTCGCAACCGAAAATTGCGCGGACAGGACAGCGATGAACGAAGGCTTCACCAGCATGATGATGGCTAACAACGCAAATACTCAGGCGATTGTCAACGCGACCACCGCGGGCATTCAGACTGTTATGAATAAAATCTGCCAGCTCGAGCTCGACGGAAAGAACGCTCAGATCGCGGAGCTTCAGTCTCAGCTCAATGAGGCGAACCGCCGTGCCTCTCAGAATGATCAGACGGCTCAGATCCTCGCTTCTCAGGCTGCTCAGACGCAGGCGCTTGAGCAGTATCTGGCTCCGACCCCGCGTCCGGCCTGGATCGTACAGAATCCGAACTGCTGCACTCAGAACTTTGGTTGCGGTTGCGGTTACGCTCAGTAAGGAGGTGCCGAAATGGCTGAATGGACCAGTGTTGCCGTACAGACGGTCAACCCCGGTGAGGCCATTCTCTTCACCGAAAATTCCGTTCGCTGCTATCGTGGACTGATTCTTCACCGTGACGACAGCGGATTGTTTCTGATTCGCGGCAACAATAACAATACTTATTTTCGGCGCTGTCCCTGCATGGGTTATCCGTCTATTAACTATATGGTTGACTTCGGTGCGAACATTGCCATTCCGACCGGAGAAACAGTAGGACCGATCAGTGTTGCTTTTGAGCTCGAAGGTGCAACGCTTGCCGGAACGACTATGACTGTTACTCCCGCTGCAGTGGAAGAATTCTTCAACGTATCGCGGGCAACAAATGTTCCGATCTGGCTCAGATGCTGTGAAAGTTTCGCTGTGCGTAATACCAGCGAAATTCCGATTCTGGTCCAGAATGCAAATCTGGTTATTGCCAGACCGCCGCAGTGAGGAGGAAATCAAAATGGAATTTTCTGCCGAATCTTTGAAGAAACTGAAGGGCACTGTTGAAAAGTGCATCGCAGATCTTGCAAAGAAAGACGACCTCACTCCTCAGGAAACCAAGGCGCTGCTCGATGGTTTTCAGGTCCGTGACTGGATTTGTGAAGAGATCGAGGAATGTAAGATGAAAGACGAGTACTCTGAGCGCGACTATTCCCGTCGGATACCCCGCAACACATCTTACGGCATGCCAATGCGCGGTTATAGACATTACGGATATTCTGATTATCCCGGTTATCCGAGTGAGCATATGAACGCGAGCTACTGCGACCCGTCGGATCCTTATTATTACGATGGCAATGGTAATGGAAATGGCGGCAGCTATAGCGAAGGCCAGCACAGCATTCACGGACGCGGATACAGCCGACACAGCATCGGAGACCGAATGGTCGCCATGATGGAAAAAGAAATGGATCGTACCGAATCCGATTATGAGAAGGAACAGCTTCATAAGTTCATTCGAATGATCCGGGCAGCCGCCGACGAAGGCTAAGAGTTTAAACAGGGGAGAGTTCGCTGGAAGTTCTTCGGGCTCTCCTCTTTTTAATAAAGAGGAAAGTGAGGGCTGAATAAGTGACTCAAGAAGATTATCTGGCCCATCACGGTATATTGGGTCAAAAATGGGGCGTAAGACGCTACCAGAATACCGACGGTTCTCTGACGGAGCTTGGGCGCAAACATCGCGGCCTGAAAGAAAAGAACTCTAAGTCCGGAGAATCGGAATTGCAGAAAACAATCAAAACCATTCAGAAAGCCAGGACAAAACGGAAGGCCGAACGCAGCGTCGAACGGGAGGAAGCGCGAAAAGCCGCACGGGAAAAAGCCACTCAGGACAGAGCCGCCAAAGCCATCCGTGACCATGAGCAGCTGAAGAAACATGTCCGCAATAAGCCAAGAGACTTTTACAAATACCGTGACATGTTTACGAGAGAAGAAGCGAAAGAGCTGATTGATCAGATCGAATGGGACCGCAAGATCGCAGACATCAAGTTCGATGAGTTCAAACGCTTCAATGCTCGAACGAGGGAATTTGCATCTGCCTTTAAGAACGTTTCCGATATTATGAACAACGGAATTTCGCTCTACAACAACACCGCGCTTATTTACAACGCGATGGTCGATCACCAGGCGAGAGTCGGAAGTCTTACATCGGAAGAGGCCGGAAAGAGGCGGATCGGAAAAGTCGATTGGAACGATAAGAAAGACGACAACAACAAAGGCGATAAAAAATAGGGCGGACGAGTAAACTGAAGAAGTAAGAAAGGCTGTATTTAAAATGGCATTATCAAACACTGCTGTACCCAAATACTACGGCATGTTTCGAGATGCCGTTTTAAGGGGGGAAATCCGCGTCAACCGTTATGTTTCGATGCAGATGAATCTGATTGATAAGCTTATTGCTGACAGGCGGTTCTATTACGATGACACGGTTCTGGACGGATGGATCAATTTCTGCGAAAACGAATTAACGCTTACGGACGGCGGAAATCTCGTGCTGCTCGATTCCTTTAAACTGTGGGCGGAAGATATCCGGTGCTGGTTCTATTTTATCGAGCGAAGCGTCTGGGTCCCAAATACCAATGGACCCGGAGGCCACTTTGAGATCCGAAAGATTAAGAAGCGTCTTCGGAACAAACAATATCTTATCGTGGGACGAGGCGCTGCAAAGTCGCTCTACTGTTCCTGCAACCAGGCTTATGATCTGGTCATCGACCCGGAAGCGACAGACCAGATCGTAACGGCACCGACCATCCGGCAGTCGGAGGAAACGCTGCTACCGATCAAGGTTGCGATCTCCAAGGCGAAGGGCCCCGTCATGAAGTTCCTGACGGAGGGTTCGCTGCAGAACACCACCGGCAACAAGGCCGACCGCGTGAAGATCGCGTCTACGAAAAAGGGAATCGAGAATTTCATTAATTCGTCGATCATCGAAACAAGACCGATGCGCATTGACAAGCTACAGGGCGCAAGATGCAAATATGCAACTGTTGACGAATGGCTTTCCGGAGACATCAGGGAAGACGTGGTCGGCGCTCTGGAACAAAGCGCATCGAAACTGGACGACTGGCTCATCATTGCTGTGAGTTCCGAGGGATGTGTACGAAACGGTCCTGGCGATACCATCAAAATGGAATTGCTGGACATTCTGAAAGAAGAGTACATCAATCCGCACGTGTCGATCTGGTGGTACTGCCTTGATGACACGAAGGAACTCAAGGATCCGCAGATGTGGATTAAGGCGAATCCGAATCTCGGTGCAACCGTAAGCTATGAGACGTATAAGCTCGAGTTAGAACGCGCGGAGAAAAACGGGTCGGTTTACAACGATACCCTCGCGAAACGATTCGGGATTCCGACCGAGGGTTATACCTATTTCTTTA